CGGATAATTGACTTAAATGTAATAAAAAAACGATTTCTGATGATTCTGAAATCTGAAATTTACCCAAAACTAGTAAGCAATAAATTCGAAACCTTGAATTTATGACTTGTTCAGGGTTTCCCTAATGGAACAGTTAATATACTCATGTTGTTGGTCTCGTGGAAGTAATGACAATGTATGCACCGGCAAGCGCTGCAACCAGTAGCAAAAGAGGTTTTAAAGCAATTGCAAAATCACAGAAAGGCTGTGAATCAATGGAGAAATTGCCACGTGTGAGATTCATGGCAATATCAGCGGGACACTCACCGCCACCCCATGAAGTCGTTGTGAATGGTGCAGTAACAACTTTTTCAGTTAAAGGCGTATCGTTGACCGTATCGAACTTAATTTCTAAAGGATCGACCTTGCTGTCTTTCGTTGGTTGTTGTGGATCTGTCGTTGTGGTGGTTGAGTTCTGCAGAACATTACTATTGTTATAAACATTATGAATAGTTGTTTCAGTAATATTGATAACGTTCGGGGTTGCATTAGTGGCACCATCGGTAATGCTCAGGGAGGTCGTATCTGTCTCGCTGCCTGTAACGGTTCCTGAACCGTCTTTTAGGGTTTTTGTTGTTGTTCCCATGGGAACAGAAACCGGAGAACTGGCAAATTGTGGCGTAGTAATTGGAATATTCTCACCACCATTAAACAAATCAGGGGTAAAGCGTGGATCATTCAGTAATGATTCTTTAGTTGTCCAATCGGTAGGGGTTGCCGGTTGAGGGTTAGGATTACCTGATAAAACGCAGGTTGTACCGCTTACAGTGTATGAAGTTGGACAAGTACCAGAAGCAAAAGTAATGGAAACATTCATAGTTGTACCATCGCTCGTTTTTGTACGTGTGCAAGCGGAGGGACCCGTTCCAGAACCTGAACCGGTATAACCATTTCCCCAGAACTTATCTACAGCAGCAGCCTTATGGCAACCTGTTTCAGGTGAAGGATATCGATAAGGAACTGAACTAATACCGGCTACATAGTAAAAACCGATTGTATTTAAAGTTGTGGGATAGTTTGCAATGGCTTCAGGTGGGTTCGTTTGCCATATACCCGCATTATTGCAAATGTTGGATAACGTGCAGATTAAGTCAACAGTTGCAAGCGCCATGGAGATGGGTCCAACTTTTTGAGCAAAAGCTCCGATTGCTTTACCCAGTCTAGCGGTATCAACAGCGGCTGTTCTATTAAGTGTTACTTCAAGCGCACCCTTTGAAGTTTGTATGATTGGTTTTTCTATGAGTGCCAAAGCTGTATTACTGGTTAATGTTCTGACTGTTCCATTAGAGGAAACAGTCGAATAATTACCGGCTGAATTACGAATAATTCCTGAATGTTCCGACATATCAAAGACTGTGGCAGCATTGGCAAAGGTTGAGAGTAAAAGAATTATTACTAACGCAAGATAAGCCATGCAGCCCCCACAATGGCGAAGAACACCGCATAAAGTTGAAAGTCGATAGTCATCGGTTTGCTGCCACCTTATAAAGAATACGGAATGCCCAGGCGGTAATAAGTACCAGAACGACTTGCCAGCCTAAGGTCACAGCATCGCCGATCAAGTCCGGGCAAGTAATCAATGAAGGCGTGAGTGAATGCGTTGTGGTTATTGAGTTGAATGGATCGAAATAAGTGACATCAACGCCGGTGGCCGTTGGAACGCATGAAACCGTTGAACCGTTGGAAAGTAACACCGGACAGTCAGCAGCAACAAAAGTATATAAATCTGTTGCAGTGCTGAAGCAGCGGTCTTTGAATAGGTAGCTCATCGTTTAACAACTGGCCTTTGTTTACTTTTACAAAGTCGTACAAAGACCAGTCTTGTTAATTAAACTGCGCGACGTAACAGTTTGAACGCAGCGGCAGCAATGATTACAACAAATACCGCGCTGCCTACAGTTCCTACGTCGGTGAGTGCGGTACTCAGTGCCGTGGTAACTGCAGCATCAACGGCGGCAAAAGCAGGGAGAGAAAGCATAGTACCGCCAATAACTACACCCCCTTTTCCAAGGTATTCACCTTCGATGACTGTTTCTTTGATGCTGTTACCGATAGTCTTCACGACATCTAATGTTTTTTTGAACATGTTTAATACTCCTTGGTTAAATGGTGCGAAATTGCACCCCTAAAACAACTTTTAAAAATTGGCTTAGGGGTGGAATCATTTTTCGTTAACAACCAAACGCAATACTGGTTCTTGTTCTTCGAGGCTATACCAGGAAGGCATTGATAAAGGCTTTAGGTCGACGATTTGAACTTTGACGGGGAATTGCTCGATATTGCGAGGTTCCAGAATATCAATGCCGTATTCGCGCAAGATTTTGGCGTGGCGGTATAACGTGCCATTACTCAAAAGATTTTTAAGGTCTTGCCCAGCTAACCAAGCAGAGGCATACACGCGGCTTTTTGTTGGTATAGCGTCGAGTATGTCAGGTTCATCGCTACGATCGACACGGCTAAAGATTTCTGTTTCATTGTGAAAAATATGGATTAATTTCTCATCCGTGATGTTTTCCAGTTGGTTTAAGCCTTCATCAAATAACAGACGTTTTTTTAGTTCGATTTCCACTCTCACTACTCCTTGTTCTTTACACCATTGATAAACCAAATCATCGGGACTACAGCCATGCTTGAGCATTTCAATGTGTTTGATGTAAGCTTTAAGCATGTGTCGGGTATTAACCCACCAAACCGATTCATCGCCGACTCTGCCTTTTTTCATTCGGGAGACTGAGCGATTGCCTAGCCATTGGATTAAGGCTCTGGCCTGAGATTCTGAACCCGTCGCAAAGTTACAGGTGATGTCCAGACGAGATACTCGCGCACCTTGTGATTCTGCTTCGTAATCTGAAGCCCGAATTTTTGCGGGAGTAAAAGCTGGTAAGCCTCGAGCCAGGCATATTCGATTAGCTTTGGCGAGAGTTTCCCGGAATCCCAAGTTGAACAGGTTGTCTTTGCGAGAAAACCTGCCCACGTTTCCACTGAGTGACGTATGTTTACCGTCACTTTTGAGCCGGATACTTGTTTCAAATGATCCCGGAAAAGACGCGGCGCAAACTCTTTCATGGCGCGCATTGCCGAGGGAGTCATAATTGACGATGATTCCTCCGCAATAGATTGGGAGTTGTTCTTCAGTTTGATGTAACTGAGAAATGGAGATCCAATCGACGAAGATTTCATTTGCCATGTCCTTAACCGGGTATCAATTTGTAAGTATTTTTCCCAAATTGGGAATGAACGGACTAGTGTTACTATCCGTTGGCGGCTTTTTGGACTGGCTGAATCGGCACAGCATCGGTAACAATGTTTTTGATTTCGCCAAACATTAAAACTTGTTCAACCGTCAGATCAAGATAGGATGGATCTTTCAGGTTCTTGAATTTGTGCAGTATTGCAGGATCAAGAACCATTTCAGCCGGAACCGTGCCATAGCCTTCTACGTTGTAATTACCTTGTGAGACGTTTTGCAATGGCATCAACACGGTGATGACGTGCATGTCATAGGGTTTTCCATTGGTTTTGCTGACGCCGTGCGTGCGTTGTACATTGGCTACTAGTGTTTTCATGATTAATACTCCTGCTTAGTGGATAAAAAAATGGTTCGATGCTTAGCTCATTCTCGTGCCTCGAATTCGCTTCGCCTCGAACCTGGGTTTATTGATACTTCGGCGTATCAATTAAGGACTGGCGATGACCGTTTGATGCGTCCCTTAATTGCACAATACTTTCTGCAATTAATTCACCGGGACTCGGTTGCTTTTCGCTGCTACGTACTGACGTGTTCATAACACCTCAGTACTGACTGGTGGATTGATAGAGACGTGATTCGATATAGGCGTGCAGATCGCTCAGACGATAGCGAACTGCACGGCTGCCGATTTTGATGAAAGGCACTCGCGCACCCGCCCAGCGGTCTCGCTCCAGAAAAGCGACACTGACGCCCAAGATGGGTGCAGCTTGTTTAGTAGTGAGTAATGGGCTTTGCATGACTGACTCCATATTTGATTAACATGGAATCAGTATCTATAGACTTACAACCATTGAGAATTGCGGCTGCGCGTAAACGTCATACGTCTACGACACATCAAGCAATGGAGCGGGTTTGAAGGCATACCGACTGCGCGCAGCCAGTAGTATTATGTGTGTGGATTTTCTGGATTAAAATCTAGTAACCAATGCGGCAGTTTGCCTTTTTCTTTTAGACGTTCGCGGTTTTTATAATCCGAAATAGCCTGGGCAAGCGTGCGATTTGCATTGGATTCTGATAGCAGTCTTTTTCTGTCGACTGGCAATTCTTCATAGAATTTCATAGCTGCCTGGTTATTACTATAACTCTGATGCTGCAGCCAGTAATGGATACAATCTTTCTTCATATTTTCAACTGGCTTATGCCTGTCATAGGCAGCTTCTCTTTGCTGGGAGGTGTCAACCTTGTCTTCTGTTGATGAATTATTCCTGGCAGCATTACGGGTAGCTCGCCCATCAGATAAATGCTTCGGTACCCAGCAGGAAGGCGGTTCGCAATAAATTCTAGCGCACCAGTCAAGAACTTCATTACGCTTTACATAAAGGGAATCCAGATACTTCCGATTAAATTTGTCCTGTTTTAAACAGGAATTAAACTTTTTAAAGTGCAGAACATCGATTGCTAAAGAAAGAACAGAATCATCGATAAAGATCAATCGCTCGCGCGTTCGTACGGAAATTTCATTTTTAAGTATGGCAAACATCAATCGATGAATAGCACTACTGACCTCAGGCGAAATCGCGTTGGCATCCGTTTCGGATGGATCAATATTTTCCCAAATATGCGCCAGTTGCCAGACCGTTTGAAAATCCCTCTTGTCATCAAGAAACATAGCGAATTATCTATTGTGAGAAGTCAAATCCTTAAATTGACGGCTAATAGCTTCCTATACTTGAGGAAATAGATTGTAATTATCCAGAGCTGCCATTGGATGGATTGTGTTGCATCATATGATCGCGTTAATCAATCTCCACCAAGGTGAGTTTTCTGAGTTTAATCTACAAAACCGCGACCTAATTGACAGTACCTTGCTATATTTCTATTTAGAAAATCAGTAACTACTATTGCAAACAACTCCAATTGCTTATCCCACTTTATATTCCCGAAAAGTCGCAATCAACTGTTTAAAAGTAGTTGGTTTATATTTATCGAAGCCTTCCATATCGACATATACGAAGCCATACTTCGCTTTCGATTGAGCTTGATTGATGTCTTCGCACCACTGCTTAAGTCGTGCTATTTTTAGTGGCACATCCAAATCTACTTGACCTTTGGTCTCGACAATATAAATTTCCTTGTTCGATGCCTTCACAAAGAAATCCGGGTAGTAATTTGAAATATCGCCGTCCGCATTCACATAGTCCAACTTGAAGTGTACCGCCATATAATTTTTAGCATATGAAATCACATCATCGCAATTTTCAAGGAAGTTAGCGAACAACAGCTCAAAATGGCTATCCCCGATGATCTTGTTGAAAATGCTTTTTTTTGGGATCAGGTACCCCTGATTTTTCGCAACAAATGGGCGGGTTTGCCGCAGCTTTATGAAATCCCTAATTTCCGCATCGCCTTTATCCTGGATAGTAAGCGCGTTGATAGCCTTCTTGAATGTGTCAATTAAAGTTTTCGTGGCAGCCAGTTCCGAGAGATTACGCAAGGTGTTAGGGTCTTCCAATTCCACGTGCTGATCGAATAACTGATCTTGCACGAATGCCTTGACCTTGCCATAAAGCACGTCGTAACCGCTAACCAAGCGCAAGTCCTTCATGATAGTTTGCGCGAAATAACCGATCACGCTACGATAGTCCGCGATGCCTAAAGTATCCAGAAGGGTGGTGTGCGTCACTTCACCGGTAGTGATGTCCTTAAACACTATTTCCCGCTGCTGTTCTTCGCTGAATTTCTGATAAGGCACTTTAACAATACTGAATGTGCCGATGTTCAGATCACTCAAATTTTTATATTCCCGATAAACACGCGGTGTCATCACTGGAATTTCAATATCTAACGCCTCAATGTCTTTATTTGTATTTTCCTTATCCACCTCAACCACGAGCGGTGTTTTGGCTTCAGTGCCTTCGCCCATCGGCTTGCGCTCCAACACCACGCCCTCGGCCTGGATGGATTCGACAAAATCCATAAAAGCATTTGTACCCACGACACTGACATATTCTTCAATACCGCCCGGATACATTTTGCGTAAACCGCGCCCCAAGGTTTGTTCTGGCAGAATATTGCTTTTTGCCGAGTAGGCACGTAAGCCCACGATGGTCGTCACATTGCGCACGTCCCAGCCTTCTTTCAGCATCAGCACTGAAACGATAGCCTTGTAGGGACTGTCCATGCTATCAATCTCATTGGATTGTTTGCGCAGTTTCTCCAGCTCCTCTTTGTTCTTGCCTGTTGCCGCTTCTGAAATTTCGCCGTTATCCTTGGTGTGAATCACCAGCACCGCGCCTTTCAAGTCGGGGTAATTGCCCTCGAGATACTCCGCCAAATCGTCGCAATTTTTGGTGTCGTCGGTCATCAAAAACAGGATGGCCTTCTTGTTCATTTTTTCATGCTCAGCATAAGCCTTGCGCCATTCCACCACACCGAGGTTGATGTAGTCGGCATATTTTTCCGTGTATTTGGCGCTTTGGCGTTCCAACAACTTGGCACGGCTGGCAGCATCGGGAAGCACCGGATGCTTGACCACGTTCTGAGAGATGGCTTCCACCAATGGATAATCGGAAATGGTCTGCACAAAAATAGCGCCGTTGTTATGTTTAGGTGTGGCGGTCACGTCTACTTGCAGCGAGAGCGCAGCATCTTTCTGTTTCAAGCGATTATGAATGTCCTCAATGGACTTGAACCATGCCAGTCGACTATCGTGAATGTGGTGCGCTTCATCGTTCAACACCATCAACTCGCTGATGTCACGCACGATCATGCCCAAATCCACCTTTGAATCCGTAGTGGCACCCGTTGGGCGTTTCCCTAGAAAATAATCCATTGTGTCTTCGTCGTCGGGCGAAGGTGGGATATCCTCACCCGAATAAACACGGTGGATATTGGTCAGAAAAATATTGCCGACCGGATTGGTGATGCGCACATCATCTTGCACATGCAAAGTGAGCTGAAAATCGTCGCGCCAGTAATGTCCGTCCACGCCATTGTCCGGCAATACCGGATCATCGAAGAAAATGCGCAAGCCCTGAAAATCCTTGTAGATACGATCCAGCACGATAATATTGGGCGTAATCACCAGAAAGTTGCGCGCCAGTTCCGAGTCTGGTTCATATAATTTATGAAAATAGCTCCACGCCAGCACCAGACTCATTACTTTGGTTTTACCAGCGCCGGTCGCCATCTTTACTACCAATCGCCGCCAAGTCTCATCAAACATGCCAGTGGATACTGCACCGGAATGGTCGAAGCGCATCAAATCGAATTTATCTTTGATGCCAACCACGTCATATAAGTAGATGATAGTTTCCAGTGCTTCGCGTTGTGCAAAGAAATACTGAAACTCAATCATCGAACCATCAGACTGCGGCAGCAAGTGCCGTGTCTTGAACCACCAGTTAAGCAAACTGCGACTGGTTTCTGTGGCTTTGACATAACCGCTATCCCGCCATAACTTCACCTGCTTGCGCAGTTCTGGCACCAGCGGCGGCATGAGTTTTTCAAAGCTGGAAGCTCGTAATGCTTCATCTGCCGGGAACCAACGGATAGACGGATCGAGGATGGCGTGCGGGGAGGCGGGAAAGTCGGGATGAAGAGCCATAAATTAGACCAGCAACCGATTGTTCGCAGTTACCACGGGGATTCCTTGCCCTTTAAAATCACCATCGTCTGTGACCAGCTTCAACCCTTTCCTTTTGCACAAGATTGTCAGAACCTGATCATTAAAATCGGAATCACCAGCCGCATACTCATTCATCAAGTTATCAATTATCAGCGATTCAAAGCCACTTTCCAGCCGCGTGCAATGTTGCAACACAAGTTTAATGTCGGCGGCAATATCTTGAGCTATGGGTTTGAAAGCTGGACTCTTACGAAACGTCTTGAATTCCTTGATATGCGGTGCGATTAACTTCCACTTTGATCGAGCGTAAGCATTGATAAATTCAGAAACAATCAGGACATCAATATAAATGCGACTTTGAGCTGCGAGAATCTTGGCTAGTGCTTGAGAATAAACAGCAACCCTATTGTCTCCCGGTTTTTGTGGACCATAAACAAGCAACCAAATATTGGTATCCAACAACAATTCATCTGAAGGTTTAAAATCATAGCTGTTGATTGCCTCAGCCTTATGCATTATCGCACTCGCCTCCTTGTGTTTCCCGAACTGCCTGGTCGAATTTCTGCGGATCTTTAAAATACTGCTTGGCCGTTTCAACCACACGCTTTAATAACGCCAGATCGTCGGATTGTATATCCTTTACCTTGAGCAAAGAGCGTATTTGCTCTTCGCTGAATGTGCCATACAACTGACCAATTGCGGCATTCAGGAACGCCGAAGTCAAGGTAGTGACGTTATGAAATGAGAGCGTAACTCCTCGTCCTTCTTTCATGGCAACAGCGAGGCGATCATGGACTTTCTGTCCATCGCCAGAGGCGACACAAAGCGGACTACCTACGATTTCGAATATGGAAAGCGCCAAACTAGTGCTCATAAATATTTTCCCTAAAATATGTTTTCTTCCGATAACTCAGACGTTAGTACATAAGTCTGCGTATCAGCGGTATTGATTTCCACGTTTACTATCGTGCCGGGGAATGGCTGGCTTAATCGTGCGGTAACAGATTTACCTTTTTCTCGCCGCCAATATCCTGCATCAGACACTATCTGAATACGACCGCCATTCAAATCAATGAATTCCCCTAGGGAAACCCTGAACAAGTCATAAATTCAAGGTTTCGAATTTATTGCTTACTAGTTTTGGGTAAATTTCAGATTTCAGAATCATCAGAAATCGTTTTTTTATTACATTTAAGTCAATTATCCG